AGCAGACTTTCTATTAAAGATACCACGTTCACCAGATTTACTTTCATATAATGCTAACCATTCTTTCATAAAGATACCTGCATCAGGTTTTTCTGTGTATGCTACAGAGTTATTAGCTAATGCTCTTTCAGGATTTGTCTCCCACCAAGCACCAGACTTAGCAACTCTTAATCTCTGGTCTGATAAATTAGACAGAGATATAAGAGCTGACCTACGTACACCACCCACTACCACAACTTCTCCTGTTTTACAAACTATATCATGACACTCCATGGAAGATAGTTTTCTTCCTCTAGAATTTTTAAATTTATCAATAGTGAAATCAAACAAATTAATTAAAGGTTGAGGACCACTTGCTCTACCACCAAATGTTTTGAGTCTAGCACCTGCAGGTCTAACTTTACTTATATTTATCTTAGGTATTCTACAAGTATATAAATAAGATATTAAATCTTTAAATGCCCTTGCCCAACCTTCTTTTGAATCATTAACAGAAACAACATCATCTGTTTTTTCAAACTCTCTATCTGGCACAGTCGGTAGCTTATCTACGTATTGTCTTTCAACAGAAAAACCTACACCTGTACCGTTCATTAGGATATATAATACTTCATCAAAAGCTTTTGGATTATCAATAGGAATGTAAGAACAATTATATCCTGCTATATTTTCTCTTTCTAATGCAGTTCCTGCTGTCATTAATGCTCTCATAGATGGCATTACTTGTAATCCTATAATATAATCTTCTATCTTTCTCCAAACTTCACTATCAATTTCAACACCTAAATTTTTCTTTAAATGTATTTGCATAAAATTACTAAACCTAGATACCGTTTCTATCCACGTTTCTCGTCTAGATTCGTCTGACATCCAACGTGCATATCTAGATGCATGAATAAAAGTTTGATACTCAGTAGGTAAATAGTTATTCATTATGTCCATGCTCCTTTATATGTTCAATTAATAATTCTAAGCAATGCTTTGCTTTTTCATAATCTTCGATACCATTTTTATACCTAGCTCTTGTAGTATATTTAATAACATTACCTTCTAAAAATGTAAGATTATTTGACGTAATAAATTCTACAGGTTGAATCTTAAAATTTTTATAATGATTTCCACCTACTTGTTTTGTACGACTAGCATATTCTTTCATGTTTATTTTTTTAAAATCTCTATCTTGTACGGTTTTTTTTATAGCTTCATCCATGCTACCCATTATAACTCCTTTCACGATGATAGTAAAGTATTAATTCTTTTTCTTATATATATTATTTCTTTTGACTGTATAACTTTATAAGCAAAGCTTCTTGTATACGAGGGATTTAAATCTGCCATTTCGCACACATATTCAAAATTATCACACGTCACTCCTACACTACAAAAGAACCAAGCTTTAGCTCTATCCCTATTAACTACTGAGATACTTGTTTCATTTGTTTCCTCTGGTTTTGTCGCATCAAGTAAAGCTTGTAAAATAACAGCAATAAATAATGTTCGTTCTTTACTCTCTTTACGATGTTTATCTAATTGGTCGACAGAGTATTCTTTCATTAGATTTCTTCAACTTTAATAATATCTTTATGTTTATTTCTAGTATTTTTATTACCAGGTTGTTTATAATCTATATTATATCCTTGTTTAACTTGATACAATCTAGCAGGTTGATAACCATTTTGTGTTGCAAACTCATTTAAATTTGCAACAATAATTTCTTTTTTTGGTTTACTAAAAGTTATTTTATGAGGTCCTATAGCATTGTGATGGTTAGCTCCTCTTACGTATGCTTCAATAGGAGGAAAAAATTTACCCCCTACATAAGCATTATAAAATAATCTTTGGTCTGTTCCTTCTATCATGGTAGTTAATACATTATATTTCATTTGATATTTCATTTCATAATATCTTAAACTTCTTTTATTTTTATATTCTCCAATAACTTCAAATATAAAATGTTTCTTTCCAATTTTTTTAATATCATCATTTAAATATTGAGATGAACCAGTATATTCTTTCCAGTTAGACTCAACCTTTTTTTTATTTCGTAAATGAAAATATTGTTTACACCCAATATAAGCTCTACTATTTTTAGTATTCGTTATAATATAAACAAAACCAAACTTATCAAGATTAGGAATAAAAACTTTATGTGTCTTCTTCCAAACCCAATGACTAACTACCATGCTAATATCTCCTCAACTTCAGGAGTCTTTGCAACATGCGAAAGAAACCTGTTACCCCTTGCATACTTAAACAAACGAAGTCCTTGCCCACCGTTTGAATCAGCCCAACAATTCCTTTTATGAGGGCAATACACACAACCAATAGCAAGCTTACGATTACCACTAGAACCTTCAGGAATATCGTCATAACATTTATTAACAGGAGGTGTAGTTTTGTTAGAAAAACTTCTAATTTTTTTAACACGTTCTTTTGCATTTATCATCTCCATATCATGCAGTTTTAGTAAAGCCAAAGCTCCACTTTGTTTATCAATAGCAAGAAAAGCTGCTTCTTTTTTACCTTGTGCTGTTGCGTAAGCAGAAAGCTGACCAATATAGCCAAAGGGGTCATCTTGTACCAACGTTCCATTTTTAAATTTTTTAAAACCCATAGCTGAAGCACTCTTACAATCCACTACCACATCGTCAATTAAACAATCTTGATGACCTAAAACACCTTCGACATTTAATTCTTGTTGCTTGTTAGTTACTTTGTGTCCTGCTAAAGTAGAAAATAAAATAAGTAAAGACTCTAAAAGATGTCCATACAAAAATTTAATTCTAACTTCTGGAGGTAATTCTTCTTCTTTCTTTTTAGTATTTAATTCATACCAGATTTGTCTGTCTTTTTTTCCAATCAAAGACAATCTTAAATCTGTGGATGGTTTTCTTTTTGTATATAAAAAATCTAGTAAATGACTTTTTAACTCGTCTACAAACACATCAATATTTTTTTCTACATCTTGTTTTGATATAGGTGGTTTGTCTTTTCTAAACAAATCATATATATCTTCTACTAAAGTTTCTATAGTTTTCATAAATTAAAAAGTGGTAGCAAAAATAAATTTACTACCACCCCCTCTCACACATTATTTAGTAAATTGAATCTCATCACCTGCAACAGCATCGGTAGATGAATAACCTTCTGGAACAACATCGAAAGCTTCTGTTTCATCTGAGCTGTAAGGGATAAGGTCTACGACCTGCACAGACCTCAAGTCTGCACCGACTCCTTTTCTACCTCTGTACTCCCAATCATAAGTAGAATACAGAACATTCACTAAGCTACCATTGCCCACCATGGTGTTAGGAATTAGTTTCTTTTGTCCATCCATAAGTTCTGGTTGACGATTCTTAGAACCATCTTTTCTTCTAACCTTTCTTTTTATGGTAACAAAATCTCCCCTATCGTCTCCTTTATTCTTGACAATAAGTCCGTCTTTTTTTAATACTTCAATATTTTTTGCATCTAAGTTAGACACATCAATAGTCCACACACCATCAGTATCGAAGGTGGTATTTGGATTAGTGATGGCACACCAATATGCTTTACCTGTTATTACACTCATAAATTTTTCTCCTTAAAAATATAATTTTATCATATAACTAATATACTTGTCAATGAGTTTCTGCCCAAGTTAATCCAACATTGTACTCATTATCCAAAGGACATTTTAAATTTAACATTTTTTCTGTTGTCTTTATAGCTTCCTTTGTGATGTGACAAAATCTTTCTACATCTTCATTAGAGACTTCAAACTGATATTCATCATGAATAGATGCTACTAATTTTACATCTAACTTTTCTTTACTTACAGCTTTAATCATCTCTACTAACCATTGTTTACACACTACTGCTCCTGCTCCTTGTATTAAAGTATTTAAAGCTGAGTGTGTGCTACGAGGATATAATAATCTACCATCTAAACCTTTTAACTTTCCAGACCTAGAAGTTTGATACACCTCTTGTCTTAATTTATTTAAAGCAGGAATGCTTTTTAAAAACGTATCTATTAATGTTAGCCCTGCTTGTTTACCTTTACCCACAATCTTCCCTATCTTCTCTGCTCCTGCTCCATACATCAAAGCATATATAAATGTTTTAGCTTGGTCTCTACTATCGAGCCCTGCTAATTTCATATTAAGTGTATGAATATCTCCATTTAATAAATGATTAATGTATTCCTTTGCATTCTTAGGGTCACACTTATACATGTAATGAGATAGACATCGTAACTCTAGTCCACTAGCATCTGTTCCAACAAGCTTATGAGTGTCAATATTTTTGACAGTCCACACAGACCTACACTCCTCTCCAAACGGAGAATATTTAGCAGGAACTTGTTGCATGTTAGGACTATTAGCAGATGTTCTTCCTGTCACCGTAGATAATGTTCTGACCTTACCTCTAACTCTACCGTCCTCTTCACATGCTTCTATCCATGATTTAATTTGTGCATATCGTTTTTGCAGCAATAAAAATCTATTAAACATTTTAGCTTCTGGAAGTTTAATTTTAGATAAGATAGTTTCATTTAAAATAATATTTCCTTTTTCTGTTCGGTGTTTGGGCTTCCAACCTTTGGATATTAAAACCTCTACTTGTTGTTGTCGGCTTCCAATATTAAAATCTTTGTAGTTAATTTTTGTTTTTAATTTAATTTCTTTCTTTGGAAAAGTCTCGATAGCTTTCTTTTCTATAGTATCCATCTCGTCTTTGATTGTATTAAAAAGAGTCAAAGCTTTTTTCATATCAAATTCAAAACCATTTTTCTGTTGTCCGTCCATAATCGTTCTAACATTATGTTCTAAGGAAATAGAATACGAAGAAAACTCTTTTGTCTTCGTTAATAAATGTTTGTAAACTGCATGAGTGACCTCAACATCTTGCTTACAATATTCTAACATCTCTTCCGTATACTTATCAAAAGACTCTACTCCACCTTTGTAAATCTTTAATCGTATTCCCCACATTTTTAAACTATGTCCTCCATCAATTAATGGATAGATAAGTTGAGATAAAATTAATGTATCAATAACTTGACTCGGTTTAATTGTAGTTCCAAGAAGATTATTAAGCACAGGAGCATCATAACTAATACCGTTGTGCATAATAAACTTCTCTACTTGTTTAGCCCAAGCTGAAAATCCATGTAGTCTCGGAGGAGGAAACGTATACACTTCATTCGTATCAATATCCTTAGCAACTATACAATGAACTTGAGTAGGTTTTAAACCATCCGTTTCAATATCAAGAATTACTTTCATGTTGCTCCTTTCCACACCAACTACACTCTTCTCCTTTACCAATAAACATTTCTGTTTTTTCAACTGGACAAACATGATACCACATCCAATGACCATCATGCTTACTTAACTTACCTTCGTAGTTTTCTTTAAATAAAGTTTTTTGTGCTTTCACTATCATTCTCTTTTCTTTAAATGTTAATTTTCTGGGTTGATAAACTATCTTGTCTTTAGCCATTTCTTATATCCTTCTTCCCAACTTGGTTTATCTTCTTTATCTTTGTGACCCCAATACACTAAATGAAAAGCATCACACTCTGGACAAGATAAGTTTGTAACAATAGCATGTTCTTCATCATCGTCACAGTCATGGTCACCACCCCATATTAATTCTGTTCCACAGTTATAACATCTCATATGTACCTCCTAGAATGCCTGGTCAAATGTTGAACTTAAATCGTTCGTTTGTGAATAAGGATTTTGAATCTGTTTAATCCTACCTGTTTCTTTGTTGTAAAATAAATGACAAGCAATACCAAGAGTTCCACAATATCTGTTCTTTAATATTCTCACCTTAACTACGTTAGCTAAGGAAGGGTCGTCAGCTTGTTGGTCTCTCTCCAAAGCTATCACACTATCAGATAACTGAGCAATCGAAGCTGACCCTCTTAGGTGTCCAAGAGAAACTTCTCTGCCATTGTTAAAGTCTCTGTCTCCAGAAGGTCTACGAAGATGAGATACGAGTAACATACCTACCTTAGTTTGCTCCACAAGTTTTCTTAACTTAGTCATTAAAATATCAATAGACTTTCTTTCATCATCTACCTCTTGACCACTAACTAAAATAGATAAGTGGTCTATAATAATCCACTTACAATCTTTGGCAGATGCAAGGTGTTCTACTCTCGAAAGTATCTCATCATTATCCATAGAACCAAAGTGGTCGAAGGCAAATATTCGATTCGTATTAATTGTTTTATCTTGCCATTCTTTTAATTGTTCTGGAGAAAATTTTTCTCTAACCTCTTTGATATATAATCTTTGATTAGCACACACACTCATAATACTATATGCAGTAGTCTTAATTGATTCCTCTAATGCTAAGACTCCAATGTTATCTTCAGTATTAATTAATAAGTGGTGCATTAGTTCTCTCATCACCGATGACTTACCCATACCTGCACCAGAAGTAAACGTAACTAACTCTTTCGTTCTCATACCGTATGTGTATTCATTTAAATCTGTCCATGGATATAAGCATGTTTCAACTTCTTCTTCCTTAAATAAATCTTCTCCAAGAGAACCTAAATTAATTATTCCTGCAGGAGTATATTGTTCTGCATCCCACCATGACTTCACAAATTCTTTGCTTTTATTTTGTTGTAAATAATCTGAAGCATCCTTTAAATTTAAGGATACTATCTTACATTTTTTTGGTGAAAAGATTTGTGCAACTTTTTCGGAAGCTTCTCTACCGTATTGGTCGTTGTCAAAACAAATAACAATATTATCAAACCCATCTAAAAATTCAAACGAACTCTTAACATCTTTGACTGCTCCCTTAACACCAGACTTAATACTTACACAAGCATATTTATTACCTAACATTTGATGCACAGACATAGCATCAATCTCTCCCTCACATAGGGTTACATATTTACCACCACTCTTAAATGCTTGTTGTCCAAATAAAACTGCTTGACTAAGATTACCTGTACAACTAAATGCTTTATCCTTAACTCTTCTTATCTTCGAAGCTACGTAAGAATTATTTTCATCATAGTATTTATATTCATGACTATAATAATCTGTATCTAAACTTTTAACTGTTACCCCATATTTTGTAGCTGTCTCCTTAGATATATTTCTCTCTGTTATTTGTTGAGAGATACCTCCAACAGTTGTAGCTACAGATGTATTGTTCTTATCAGCATGTTGATATCCACCACAACTAAAACAATACCCATGTCCATCATCATACAAAGTGAAGGCATCACTTGAATCACAGAAGGGACATGCACCCTGACTTATAGCTTTAGAATTTCCCATAACTTACCTATTATAAATTAAAAATTAAAAAAAGTAAACTAATAATTAAAACAACAGGAAAAATATTATTCAACCAAAGATATTTAATTTTCTTAGGAGGTTGAAAAAATCTTCCTGTTGCTTTTAATCTTCGTTCTCTATCTTTACTCATCTTTATTATCTTTGATATGAAAAGCATCTGGATTCTCTGCCCAAGTACCTTCATTTTTTCTGAATGTTTGTTCTAAGTTTTTATCTTTATTTCTTCTATCAAATAATTCGTTTGTTAATTCTTTAATTCTTATATGACAATTTCGTAATTGTTCTTGTAAATCTCTTACATTTTTTCTTAATAGTTCTACTTCACTTTTCATAATCTCTCCTTAATTAAACCATGCTAAATAAAACACGATTAAAAATATAAATATTATATACCCCTCATACATATATACATTACTCCTGATTTAAAAACATTTTAAAATGTTCTTTTAATAATTTAATTTTAAACTGCACAGTAGATAGTTCTGCTCCAGATGAAACTTGATAGTTTAACTCATCCATCATATTAATTCCTGTCTGAATAAAATCATATCTGTCCTCTAATAATAATCGAATCATCTGTTCTAAATGCCAAGGAGTTATCTCTATTGTTTCTTCATTCTTTGCATCATAATTTTTTAATGCTTGAGTAACATCCATCTGCAATAGAGCAGACAATTCATTCTCAGCTTCTGTCCTTGTCCACATATTTATACTCTCTTTTATTTCTGGCACTTGATAATAACACCTTTTGATATTCATCGTAGTAGTAACAATCGTCACTAGCTTCAGCATTATATCTTTGAAGTACCCTATTAATTGCTCCTATTCTTTTGTCTTTCCATGTATTGAATGTTTTCATTTAGTACCCCACGTACGGTACGATAAAACAAATGAAATACCAAACGATAATACATACTAATACTTGTATCATTTCTTTATTAATATTGACCATTCTTTTTACCTTTCGTTATTTTTAATTTTTCTATTATATAATCAATAGAATTATTTTTCAATATATCAAATAATTTATTTAGTACATCTACATTTGTCGGTCTTTTATCGAAGTATAATTCTATATGAACTTTGTACTTACTCATCTTTATCTCCAGAGATAGCACCAATTTTAAACGGTATAACATTCTGCTCTGGAGGTGTTGCATCTTTCAATAATTTAATATCTGGTTTGAAAGATACCTCTCCTTCCTTCTCGTGAAAGATATTATGACTTGCCAACATATCTTCAACCTCTTCAATGAATAAATTACACATATCTTGTCCTGCTTCGGTGTAACTTGTACTTGTTCCCTCTGTTTTAATATACGAATCATAATGTTCTTTTAAATCATACTGCATTAATCTATCTGCCAAATCACAACTCAATGCTATGAATTGGTCAGCACTTAAAAAATATTCTCTCATCTCTTCTCCTTTAAATCTTTTTGTAGTTCTGTAAATCCTCCAATGTGTTTAAATATTTGAGGGACAGTTTTGTATCCTCTCTCCTTAAATTTTTTAACACGTTCTGGAGTATCCAATAATCTTTCTTCATACTTTAAATTAAGTTCTGCCAATAACTCCTTGGCTTTATTACAATATCCACATGCTTTCTGTGTGTATATAATATATTTAATCATTTTTATTTTGCCCTTATGTTTGTTGCTTTAAATTCTATTTCTTCAATTATGTAATTAGTTTTTATACATCTTAAATTATTATCTAAAAATATTCCAAACATTTTACATATATTAATCCAAGCATTTTTATCTTCAAAATCATCTATGTATAAATATTTAATCATCTAATAAATCCTCCTCTCCTTCTTCCATTTGATACTGTGCATCATCTCCATACTCAGTACCTTCAAAGGTAGCTTTACCTTCATTACATGTAAAGGTTTCTCCTTCTGTCTGCTCTACTGACCAAGCTAAATCTTGCATCTCAGCTTGAGTAAGTTTAGTATTAGATTCTACTTTGTAGTATCTAGTATCTACTGTCTGCTCACTAAATCTATATGTATATTTATATTCACTCATCATCTTCTCCATAATTATTTGGACAACAATCTTCACAATAAATTTTAAAACTTTGTAAGTAACCTACAAAGGCATTCGTATTTTCTCCACAGTTATCACATTCTCTGTCATAAATTGTGTCATCATAATGGTCTTTACTCATCATCATCTTCCTCCTCTACTTTGCTTGGGTCAAATGCTTTTGGGTCTGTATGACATACGT